AGTTGAACCACCTAATACAGCTCCAACTTGACTTCTATTTGTACTGCAACCACTAACAAGTATCGTCAGCAATATCAGTAGCATCAATTTTTGCATATTTACCTTTGTCTTTTGATATAACTAAACAATCACTTTGTATTTGTTGTATCAAATTATCAATTTCAACTGTATCCGCCTTTTTAGCTCCGTATTTCATTTCACGGAGCCTATCGGCATCTTTTTTTATACTATCAATTTTATCGCAAAATTCACTAATCTTGTGATACATAGTTTTTTACCTTATTAAATAAAGTTTGTATTTGTAATTTATTATCGACAAGTTGGTCTTTACCTTGTTGCCAATTTACTTTTTGAAAAGCAACTATTTCGTTCCACTCTTTTTGCAACCAATTAGTTACTTTGTTTTCATCTGCTTTTGCAACTGACCATGCTAATAGGTAAATTGCAAAAAACATAAAGATAAGTTTCTTCATACTTTTCTCCCAGCTGTTTTAAGGTCCTCTTTACCAACGACCATATAAGGTCCTTTGTTATAAGCAGGAACAATAGAATATTGTTTTGATATTTCTAATCGTTCTTGTCTTGCTTTGTGGTCAATAGTACCGCCATTACCTAGTTTTGTTTCTGCACTAGGATAATTCGGTGTTTCTCTACGGTAAACTGTATCAGGCTCATATGTACCTACGATATGTACAGTTCTCGGTTTTAATCTACCGAATCTGTACTTTACATAATCGTCAAATGATAACATCATATCGTGTAGGCCTTTTTGTTTCATATCTTTATTATACAAACGGTGGTCTTCTTTGAATTTTGCAACTTGATTTGCCGATAGATTATTCATCTTCTTCAAGTTCTTTCTCAAAGTACCACTACTGGTGTTTGTATAGATAATAGCCATAATTAAACTTCTAAGATTTCGTCTTTTGCGTGATTAACTTTTTCTGAAATAGAATAATCTCTCATAGTCTTAACTCGACTTTCTTCTCTCTTTTCGGCATATGTTTTGCCAAAGAAAGCAAGATAGAAAGAATCCCTAGGATTAGGGGTTTCATAAAGAGCAAGAAGTTTATCAAACTTAATATCAACTTCACTAAAAACTTCAGGCATTTCTGCATTAAGTTTTACATACTCTTTCAAAAGAGCGATTCTGTTTTTGTAAACATCATTCTCTCTTTCTTCTTGTGTTTTCTTTTTAGATAGTTTAGCGTCTTTTTCTTTAGCCGCTTTAAATTCTGCAAAGATTGACTCTTTGTCGTATCTAAAATTAGTTTGTACCATAATATAGTCCTTTCACTTTGTTAATAATATAGTTATATCCTATCAAATTATAGAATAATTGGCAAGCCCTAAAAAAAGCGTGATTTTTCTCGCTTTTTGGGAAAAAAGAGGCGCCAGGATGCGCCAGGATTGGTTTTCTTAAGCTTAGGAAGGTCAACATACACCAAGGTTTACTGATTCGTTCCATAGTTCTCAAAATATGCCTCCTGCGATTCGAGCTGTCCGGCTTCAATTTCCTCATTGATTTTTGATTGTTCATCAGCCCATTTATCAAATTCATCACATATTCGCTGATATTCGTCTTTCAACAACATTACTTTGTCTTTAACGGTAGCAAAATCACCAGAATCAATTGCATCATTTATTTCATTTAATTTTTCAAGTGTACTAAATTCATTTACCATTAGATTGGTCCTCCGAATTCATTAATAAAACGATATAGTGTATGGCCTTTAATAAGTCTTTTCTATTACGACCATCTTTCTTACCGAACCTTGCAAGATATTTTATTGCATTGGCTTGACAAAAATCTTTATCAATACCACAAGACCTCAACAAGTCTTGTACTTGTACACCATCAGACACTTGAGCATAATGTTGCCCATATGTACCTTTGATATAGTCTAAGACTTCTTGCAGGATTTTATCTTCGTTATATTTCATTATTTACCTACTTTCATTTCATTTTCTAAATTTAACATTGTATCAACTTCATCAGGAATGTCAACCTCTGGAGCGTAAGTATCAATTACTACTTCAGCATAAGTTGGTTCATCTTCATCTTCTTCAATAGTTACTTTACCCATATATTCAATATCTTCACTATCTGAGTAATTGGCATCTACCATATAAGTTTCAACACCATTTTTTGTTTCTGTAATTTCGTGGTTAATTTGTGAATAATCAATACCACAATCTATTAGAAGTTTATCAGCTTCTTCTTTATTATTTGCTAATACTTCTTGTTCTATACATAGTGTATAGTAAGTTTTTTTTCTGTATAGGTTTTTACCTAAATCTTCTTTCATTGGGTAAACATTTGTATATATCATAATATAGTCCTTTTGTTAGTGTTTAATTTCAAATAAGTATTCTTTATCATAACTAAGACCAAGGTTATAACAAATATAACCTGCATCTTTTTCATTTTCTAGGCCTTCAGCCTGTAAAATCCATTTAATAGCGGTTTCTCGGTCACCGGCACCCATTTTTAAAGTTTCGGCCACCCTTCCCTCAAATTTTTCGTAAGCAGCTTGTTCAAACCTTTCTTCCGCTTCACGCTCTGCTTGTGCTACTTTACAAAGCCTTTCTAATTCTTCTTCTAATTCTTTGTTTGACATATTGTCAAAATCATAATGACGACCTTTTACACCATAAGCGTCTTTGTGCATTTCATATACACTTGTGATAAGACTATCACGCTCATAGTCTTCAACTGTAAAAATACCTTGGTCATTCCAGAATTTAATATCTTCTGGTACCATACCAGCCCAACTGCCTGGATTTTCATCCATCCACTTTTTAGATTGAGTGTTAATATTTTTAATGTGTTGTAATAGTGTCATAGTGTTTTTCTTACCTTTCATAAATTGCAAATGTATCAGCAAAGTCTAAGTGACAGAAGCTTTGTGGTCTTTTGTAAAAGTATCCGTTTTTCACTTTGCTTGAACCTCTATATCTGTATCTTACATTCATTGCGTTCTTATGGCAACTGATTTCTTTAAAATATTTTAAATATTTAATTGGTATGCCAGAAGCAATACAAGGTCCTTTATAAGTCCAAGGGTCAATCATATATTTTGAAAGCAATGGATTGACAACTCTTTCAAAAACTTTTTTTCGTCTATTCATATTACTGACCACCCATTGCATAGTATAAGAAGTCATCAACTTGGTCTTCATATTCAATACCAACAAGTTCTAAGGCATAGTTACCTTTGTTTTGTTTGATTTCATCAGAAGCCTGTTGAACAGTCATTTCACCAGATTTGATTTTCATTACAATGTTATCGACAAACTTTTCAGCTTCGTCCCATAACCAGTTTTTAGTTTTACTCATATGTGTGTCCTTTCTTTATCATATGTGTATATCCTATCAGGTCTGGATACCAGAGTCAAGCGTTTTTTTAACTTTTTTTCATTTTTTTTTAAATAAAAAACCCTTATAAATCAAGGGTTTATAGGGGTGCGACAGAAAGTACACTAAATTTTGTTCTTATTTTGTTCTATTTCCACGCTTTTTTGACCCATTCCTGCTCGGATTGATGTGGATTTGGCTGTCCGTGGAACACGGTTACTAACGATTCGCCATTATGTTCAAAGGTCCATTTAGTCTTATGGTATCTGGTACCACTTCTATCAAACCACTTATAACTTTGCGTCCAGGCGTCTGGAAACGACTTGGTTGTATCATATTTCATTATTATATCTGATATTGCGTTCTGGTCACCTTGTAACTTTAAGTACCTTGGTCTATCTTTTACAAAGGGAATCCATAGTTTTTCTGCAACATCAAAGCTGCGAAATCTCATAATACTGGAGTTGAATATTTTTGTTTGAGGATTAAAGTCATTCATACCAACAAAGTCTGCCTCTGGTTCATATGTCCAAAAACAATCAATGTTATCTGTAATAACTACATCTAAGTCCATATATAAAGTAGTGCCATAGAGTTCACTATCTGGACTAAACAACTGCATTTTATTCCACCAACCTTGTAAGTCGTGTAATGCAAATTGTCTTATCTCTATATTACCTTCGACCATTTTGTGCATCTTCACATGGTCTGTAAATACAATAAAATTATGTTTTAATGTGGTGTTTCTTTGCACCATATTATAGAGTTTTTGAACATACTCTACTGGATATTTGTCACCATAACATACACACGCAAAATTTAACCTATCACCCAATTCCATATTGCCCTCAAACCTAATAGTAAATACATAAACTCCATAAGGCCTCTTGGAGTGTCTTTATCTTTTATTGCCATAAAAATCCAAATACTACAACTTACACAAGCAATTGACCAACCAATCCATTGTGTTGTTACATTAGCATCTGATAATATAAAAGCTGCAACTATGGCTAATATAAAACCTAACCATCGCCAACCATCTATATCTTTATAATATCTTATTTTCATACTAACTGCCTTTGTAAATGATGATAAGCTGTACCGTTTTCTATTTCACTTATAGTAAATTGATTTTCAGCTAACATCTTTATAAAACCTTGCATAGTTTTTCTACCAGGTTTCATAGGTTTTTCTATCTTGTCTATTTTACCACTAATAAAACTACATACATTTCTTTGATGTGTAATTACTGGTACCATATTTAGAACAGCCTCTACGGCCGACAAAGACATATTTGTAACTAAACAATGTGCGTTTTTAAAATCATCTTTTATATCGGTTCCCCACCATTGATTATTTGGTCTAGGTTTATTTCTAAAAATAATAGGTCTATCT